GAGATCGTTGATCCTATCGAATCAATCGTAAAGAACACTTACTTCTTTATTGATATTGCTGAGAAGAACCGTGTCATGACTGCCATGGTTGATCTTGCTCAGAAGGCTCCTGAAGGCCAGTCCTTCATGCAACGTGTGGATCGCCCAATCGTTCCGGTCGAAGTGACAAAGAGCGAGATTGGCAAAGTCCTAGAGCAGCATGGCTTGGATGCTAAGGATGCTGAAGCCTTTACGATATTCCGGCGCGGCGGCTTCCAGCTTGGTAAGGATGAGGTTGTCGTTTTCAAAGACGGCAAGCGTGAAGTCTATAAGGTTGATCCCGGCATTGCCGATGCAATCAAGGGCATGGATCAGGGCGAGGCTAGTCTTCTTGTTAAGATTTTAGCAAAGCCAGCCAGTCTATTAAGGGCTGGTGTTACCTTATCGCCTGAGTTTATGGCGCGTAACATTCTGCGCGATCAGATGGTGGCGTTTATACAAGGCAAAGGATATGTGCCTGTTTTTGATGCTATGATCGGCTTCAGAGAGGTAATCGGTAAGTCTGAGGCTTACTACAAGTGGCTTATGTCTGGCGGTGGTAACGCTGCCATGGTTGCCCTTGATCGCCGCTACATTGAGAGCAATGTGCTGAATCTCGCCAAAGAGTCGGGGATCATTGACAGCACATGGAATGTAGCAACAAAGCCTATTGAACTATTGAGGATTGCAAGTGAGCTAACGGAGAACTCCACTCGCGTTGGTGCCTTCAAGCGAGCAATGGGCAAAGAGAATACGCTTGATGATCTGTATCGAGCGGGCCTTGAATCAAGAGACGTAACGCTAGACTTCTCTCGTATGGGTGCGAAGATGAAGTCTCTTAATATGATTACGACATTCTTGAACGCAAAGTTCCAAGGCTACGACCTTCTTGTGAAGGCTTTAAAAGATCGTCCATTTGAGACGGCAGCTAAAGGCGTTGCGACGATCACGATCCCGTCAGTTCTTCTCTGGTGGTCAAACTCCCAAGACCCGCGCTGGAAAGACATTCCAGATTGGCAGAAAGACCTATTCTGGATCGTGATGACTAAAGACACGATCTACCGGATTCCGAAGCCATTTGAATACGGCCTGATCTTTGGCTCTATGCCAGAGCGTATGCTTGAGGCTTATTTCTCTGAGCGCCCTCAGAAAGAGCTAGAGGCATTTGGGAAGAGCCTTATGCAGTCCATGGCGGTTGATGTTATTCCGACATTTGCTAAGCCCGTCATTGAGCAATGGGCTAACAAGAGCTTCTTCACGGATAGACCCATCATCACCTATGAGATGGAGAAGCAGCTTCCCGAATACCAATATGCGCCCTCAACAAATCTGTTGGTTCGCAAGGTAAGCGAAGCCTTTGCTGGTGTTGCGAACGCGACCGGCCTTGAGGCTTTGAAGTTCTCTCCGATTACCTCCCCTGTCATCATTGATAACTACATTCGGGGCTGGACCGGATCGCTTGGGCCGCTGGCATTGAACCTGTCGGAGCGGGCTTTGGTTGCTGCCAATGTCCTGCCTGACCCTGTACGCCCAGAAGATACTCTTTCTGATATACCCTTGGTGCGGGCTTTTGTGGTGCGCTACCCGTCAATGGACGCCAAGCCCATCACTGAGTTTTACGACCGCTTTAAGAAGTTTGAGGTCTATTCAAACACCATTCGGCAGCGGGCAAGAGAAGGCGATGTTGCTGCACTAGAGCGCGAATCAAGCTTGCGGTGGTTTGATGAGTTTAGCGGCAAGCCCCAAGGCATCCGCGATGCGCTTGCTACTCAGGCGCGCTTCATCAGAAATGTTAATAAAAACAAGGAAATGACTCCGCAAGAAAAGCGGCAGATCATGGATCAAACTTACTATCTTATGATCGAAACTGCTCGGCGTGGCGTTGAGATCATGGACCAATTCAAGGATATGTCGAACAAAGACTGATGTTTGCCAGAAGTAGGGAAAATCAGTATAAGTTCTTGAGCGAGGTATGGCATGGCTGACTACAACATCACTGCCGTAACACGGCGTAAAGTCTTCTCCGGCTCGGCGGGTGTTGGGCCGTATGCCTTTACCTTCCCGATTCTTACCCAGACCGATATCGTGGTCTATAAGAACTCGACTAAGCTGACCCTTACGACCGACTATACTGTTACGATCAACGGCACAAACGGCACCGGCTCTGTAACTTTAGTCGTAGCCGCGACAGGTTCTGACACCATCACGATCATTGGTTCACGCGCTATCCAGCGCACCACTGACTTTGTGACGGCTGGCGATCTGGCGGCGTCTTCTCTGAACGAGCAGCTTGATGGCCTGACCATCATGGTTCAGCAGCTTGCCGAAGAGAACAAGCGCACCATGAAGGCTCCGCCCTATGACCCTGAAGCGGTCGATGATGGCGGCATCCTGAATATGCAGCTCCCAACCAAGGCCAACCGTGCTGGTAAGGTCTTGGCCTTTGATACGGATGGCAATCCTGCGGCTGGTTCTATCTCCCTCCCATCCAGCCTGACAGCCACTTACTACCCCCGCGTGAACACGGGTGGCACGGCTTATGAGCTGCGGTCCCCGGCCTCTGTTCGGGCGGACATTGGCGCTGATGATGCCAGCAACCTGACCAGCGGCACGGTCTCTGATTCGCGTCTCCCGGCTACTATGGCTGGCAAGACGCTGACCAGCGTGACCATCTCCAGCGGCACGATCACAGGCATCACAGACCTTGCGATCGCGGACGGCGGCACGGGCGCTTCGACGGCAGCTAATGCTAGAACCAACCTTGGCCTAGCGATTGGCACAGACGTCCAAGCCTATGACCCCCAGCTTACGGATGTGGCTGGCCTGACACCGGGCGATGGGAACTTCATCGTTGGTGATGGCACGAACTTCATCACTGAGTCTGGCGCTACTGCTCGCACATCGCTGGGTCTTGGCTCCATTGCGACCCAAGATGCCAACAATGTCACGATTACGGGCGGCTCTATCAGCGGCGTGACGTTTGCCTATACGACGCCCCTTGCGATTCCCGGCACATCTTCTTCGACGGGCGAGATTCGTCTGGCTGAAGACACTGACAATGGCACGAACTATGTGGGCCTGAAGGCTCCGGCTTCGATCACGGCCAATCTGTCATGGACTCTTCCGGCAGCGGATGGTGTCTCCGGCCAATTCCTTGGGACTGATGGTAGCGGTGTTCTGTCATGGTCAACACCTTCTGGTGCTGGCGATGTCACTGGCCCCGCTTCTTCGACCGATAACGCCATCGTTCGCTTCGATCTGACGAGCGGCAAGGCGATCCAGAACTCTAATGCCACGCTATCTGATGGCGGCGTCCTTCAGACGACTGAAGTCTCGACCGACACAATTAGCGAGAAGACATCTGCCGCAGGCGTAACTATTGATGGTGTTCTTCTTAAAGATAATGCCGTCAATACAGATACGATTAATGAGAAGACATCTGCGGCTGGCGTTACCGTTGATGGCGTCTTATTGAAAGATTCTCAAGTCAGCACTGACACGATTAATGAAAAGACATCGGCTGCTGGCGTAACTATTGATGGTGTTCTTCTCAAAGATAGCGCGGTTACGACTGACAAAATCAATGAGAAAACATCTGCTTCTGGTGTGACGATTGACAGCGTGCTTATGAAAGATGGCACGGTTGTCATGTCTTCTCCGTTCGCCATGCGGAACAAAATTATCAACGGGGCGATGGAGATTGACCAGCGGGCTGCAACAGTGACGGTTAATGCGGCAGGCCCTCTGTATTCTGTTGATAGGTGGGGTGGAACAGGCGAAACTTCGGACGGCGTTTTTACGTTAGCAAAAACTGCCGCTGGTCCTGCTGGATTTCCGGCATCTCTTAAAGCGACTGTCACAACTGCTGACGCTTCGATAGGCGCTTCGCAGCGGTATATAATTCAGCACCGGATTGAAGGAACCAATACCGCTGATCTTGCTTGGGGCTCCGCTTCAGCAAAAACAGTGACACTTTCTTTTTGGGTATTTAGCAGCCTAACAGGAACTTTTGGCGGCTTTCTCCGAAACAGTGCTGGTAATCGGAATTATGTTTTAAGCTACACCGTTAGCGCGGCAAACACATGGGAATACAAAACCATAACGATTGCTGGCGATACTACTGGAACTTGGCTGACAGACACAGGTATCGGGATTATATTAGCTTTTAGTCTCGGGGCGGGGTCATCCCTTGTCGGCACAGCTGACGTGTGGAGTGCTAATAACCACCAAGGACCAACTGGACAAACGCAATTAATTTCAACTAACGGCGCAACCTTCTACCTCACAGGCGTCCAGCTAGAAGTAGGCTCTGTCGCAACGCCATTCGAGCGGCGGCTTTATCCGCAAGAATTGGCAATGTGCCAGAGGTATTTCACCTCGCTCACAAGCCAATTAGTCTATTCCTATGTTGCCGGATCAGCGTATATCACGATTAACAATATTGCATTACCCGTGACAATGCGCGCAAGCCCGACAGCGGCTTACTCAAGCGTATCAACTAATCTTGTCAGCGCGGGGCCTTCAACAAATACAGTAACGTCAACATCCTTGCGGGTAAGCATAACCTCAAGTGGCGCAGGATATAGTTATGCCGACTACACAGTCGCGCTGTCAGCGGAGCTTTAACCATGTACAGCAATGCTCAATACTTACGCGATGAGTTAAACCGACAGGTTGACATGATCCGCGTTCACATCAACGGCGTTACTTCGTTCGTCCCGCTCGATCCCGCCAACACAGATTACCAAAACATCATGCAGCTTGTCGCTGAAGGCAAGCTGACTATAGCACCAGCGGAGTAAGGCCATGGCCGCTTCCCACCTAACCGAATCAGAGAAAGTCATTGGCGACATCGTTAGTGTGGGAACTGTCTTGGGAACATTATCCGGCTTGCTGCCCGCGATAGCAGCAACCATCACAATCATCTGGACCAGCATCCGCATCTATGAGACGGACACTGTTCAGAAGTTACTTGGCAACCAAAAGATAGAGAAGAAAGACGAATGAACTCTCTTCTCAATTCAATGGGTAGCCTGATCCGTCAGGTTGCTCCTACGATTGCGACTGCTCTTGGTGGCCCCTTGGCTGGGCTTGCAACTAAGACGCTATCGGAAGCCTTGCTTGGCAATACCGAAGGCTCACCGGATGAGATTGCTGCGGCCCTTAGTAGCGCGTCTCCTGACCAGCTCGCCAAGCTGAGAGAGATTGATGCCAACTTCCGCGTGACCATGAAGAAGCTGGACATTGATCTTGCTCAGATTGATGCCAGCGATAGGGACTCAGCTCGCAAGCGTGAAATAGAACTAAAGGATAAGACGCCGATGATCTTGGCGTCTGTGGTTTGCGCTGGGTTCTTCAGCACGCTGATCGGTCTGTTGCTGTATGGGCTACCATCCAAGGGGCAGGATGCTGTCCTGATCTTGCTGGGTGCTTTGTCCGCGGCCTTTACTGCAATCGTGAATTATTATTATGGTTCCTCTTCAGGCTCTAAGGCCAAAGAGCAAATCATAGATCAGATGATCGGCAAGAAATGACCACCCCATTTGATGCCGCTCTAGCTGAAACGCTAGGACACGAGGGCGGCTGGGCAAAGCATCCAGACGATCCCGGTGGCTCGACCATGAAGGGCATCACCAAGGCCACCTACGAGGCTTACCTTGGTCGGCCTATCACGGACAAAGAGCTGAAGAATATCCCTGACGATCATCTGCGGGACATCTACAAGACCCGCTATTGGGACAAGGTGCGCGGCGATGAGTTGCCTCCGGCCCTAGCTCTGGCTGTCTTTGATTTCGCTGTGAACTCTGGGCATCCACGAGCGATCCGCCATCTACAGTCTGTCGTAGGGGCGTCACCTGATGGTGCCATTGGTCCGAAGACAATGGCAGCGGTGGACTCTTACATCGCCAAGCATGGGCTAGAGAACTTGATTAAGTCTTATAGCTTCTCCCGTCTCAGCTTCCTGAGAGACTTGAAGACATGGCGTGTCTTCGGTCGGGGCTGGGAGCGGCGTGTCATTGCAGTAGAGCGTAAGGCTCTGAGCTTTACCTGACGGATAAGGCATGGCAGCGTCACAGAGAATAAGCCGCGCCGAGGCCGAGAAAACCAAGCACTACATGGAGCAAGGCTTGTCGCAAGGTATGACGCGGCAGCAAGCGTGCGTCTATGCCAGCAAAGAGATGGGTGTCCCGCGGCAAACCATCTGGTCTAGGGCCAAACCAGACGGGGTTATCAGTCGGCTGTTCCCTGATCTGTGCGTTAACTTTGAGATCAAGCCAGACATCTCCTATCAGTATCGGGAGATCAACAAGCCGAAGATCGTGGTCAAGGTTTCCAAGTCGCCAGAGGGCGAGGCATATAAGATATGCGTCATCGGTGATACGCATGATTCGCCAGCCCTACCAGACAAGACGCGCTTTCGTTGGATAGCCCGCCACATCTGCAAGACACGGCCAGACAAAGTTGTGCATATCGGGGATATGGGTGACTTCGAATCATGCTCGACTCACGCCCCTCCCGGTAGCCAGACCTATGCCTATAAGCCATCGTTTAAGCAGGACATGGAGAGCTTGGAAGAGGCTCTTGCCATCTTCCATAAGGAACTTGGTAGCCACTCAATCCCTCTCTTGCTGACTGAGGGCAACCATGAATATCGCATCGACCGCTGGGAAGAGGGCCACCCTGAGACGCAAGGCATCCTGAAGGGTTCCTTCTATGAGACCATCGCCCGCTATGGATGGAAGGCATACGCCTTTGGGGAATGGATTCTCATTGGCGGCGTAGGCTTTAGCCATGTCCCTAAGAACATCATGGGCAAGCCCTACGGTGGCAAGTTCTCAGAGAACCAGATCGGCAATGACGCCATCTTCTCTATTGTCTATGGGCATACACACCGGGCTGTCTTCAGGCGGGTTCCCAAGATCGGACCTATGAACTCAATCGAGATATTGAATGTCGGCTCTGCCATGCCGGATGGGTATGTCGCCTCCTATGCCAACACCTCTACGACTGGCTGGACTTACGGCATATACGACATCAAGATCAGGGGCGGTCATATAGAAGACTACACATTCCATTCTATGCAGCGATTACAGGAGCAATACGGTGACTAATCTTGGTGGCATGGTTCGAGCTGAAATCCTCCCGCTGCATGACGGTAACTTTGAGGCAGCGTTCAATGATCTGTGCGAGCGGTTTGCTAAAATCTGCCTTGAACTGGATCGGTCTGACCGCCTGAGATCATATGCCTTTGCCCGTGAGATGCCATCCAGCACCGGGATCATCGACGATGTGCCTACTCCTGTGACCGATGACTGGATTCAAACCGGCAAAGAGGCGAGCGATGTCGGACGGGGATGATGAAGACGAAGACATGATTGAACTGCTTTCGGCTGAAGATGCGTCAGCTTATCATCCTGTCTTTGAAGATGCGGTGGCTGAGAGAACCTATGCCTTCTCGCTACTGATGCGGACTACTTCTGAGATAGAAGAAGAGACCGTAAGAGAGCTTGGCATCAACATGATGCAAGCCATCATACGGTCCATTGGTGGCACAGGGCAGAACATCACAGCGGTTGTCAGAAAGTAGCTACAGATTTTTGACAGCTATGTATGCGGCGACCAGATCGGACACTAGGATGCCGGTCTCTTCTGTCTTGCTGTAGTTACCTTTGTAACGCCATATCCATTTGCCAGCGTCAGAGAATGGCGCGATTGCCTTTAACAGCTTCTTTGCCTGTGTCTCTGCTATGATCCGGCGCTCTATCTCTTTGGCAAGATCGGCCCTTATCCGCTCCACTTCGTCCATCACTCTTTCTCCTCAAGCGCCGGGGCATCGCACAGATAGAACTTATCGGTGTCGGTGTTGCCGCACATGGCGCATGACAGCCGGTGCATCAACTTGACCATTTTCATCGCCTCAATAGGCATGTAGGCAAACACATGTTGGTGATTGCACTTGTCGCACCTTACCCACGCGGGCTTCTTTTCATCAGCCATCACTCGTTCCCCTCCCCAAGCGCGGCGCGGGCGACACGACCGCCATCAGCCAAAACAAATTGATCTTGCGATAGGACAAGCCAGTTAGACTTGTTGGCGTAATAGCGCAGCGCCTCACGCAGCCGATCTATTTCGTCGGCAGCTTCAAGCATCCGCAGTTCCCACTCATCGTAGTTGTTGGTATCATCGCAGTGCGGGACTTCGCCGTGCAACCATTCAACAATGTCGCTCATCACTTCCCCTCCCCAAGCGCGGCGCGGGCCGCCTCTTTCGCATCCTCAAGCGTGTCAAATGATCCCAAAAACTCTTCGTCCTTGTGATCGCGCACCAAAGTGTATTGCGGGCGGTCTTTCCAAGATTTCCATTCAATCGTGAAGCCATGCGCTTTTACATGATTGTACGGACTTACCCCTTCAGTTGGCGGAGAAGGATTGGGCCATACAAGTTGTTTTTCTTCTTTCCCCTCCCCAAGCGCGGCGCGGGCCTTTTTCATTACCTTTGCCATTTCATCAACAGCCGTATCGTTTCCGGGGACGATAGCCATCAGTTTATGCAGAACATGATGGCAGTCACACAGCGCCTCACGCAGCCGCTCTATTTCGTGCATGGCCCACCATTCGCGCTCATTCTTCGCTTCGTTGTAGCTCATGATCTGCCGTTCAAGTTCATGATTAGGCGTTGCCTCGTGTGCTTCGTCGCTCATTCCTTCCCCTCCCCAAGCGCGGCGCGGGCGACATCGCCAAAGTCGTTGCTGCCCGGACCCCACGGCCCATCGTCCACGTTTGGATAATGGTTTGCAGCGTAGTAACGCAGCGCCTCGCGCAGCCGCTCTATTTCGTTGGCAGTTTCACGCGCTTTCGCCGCAGAGATCATCACACCGTAGGCGTCTGGGTTCTCGACACCAAACTCCGGCGGCACAAGGTTCCTATAAAAGCTTACTAGGTCAGTCATTGCCACACTCCTCAATCGTATCACGGCGGGCTTGGCGCGCTGCTCTCAAGACCATCTTTCTGAGCGTTGCTTTCAGATAGACAATCTCTTCTTTTAGCTTCTCGTTCTCAGCACGGAGATCATAGTTATGGTCTGCGATAATCATCGCGGCCTGTTGCAGATCGTAGGATAGATCACTCATCTTGCTCATCTTGAACCTCATGCGGCTGTCAGATTCTTCATGCGCTCTAGGTCGCGGTGGATAACAAAGGCGAAGGCTTTCAAGTTCTTGTTCTGATCGGTAGTCGTGCGCTCTTCCCATTGCTTAATGGTTTCAAGGAGAGTCTTGTCATCTGCCAGATCAAGGCGCGATCTTACTTCCAAGACATGATGAAGATATGCGCCCTCATTTTTCTCAATCATGCGCTGCACTTTTTGCACGCCGTTAATCACGGTTGAATGGTCGCGGTTAAAGCTTCGCCCGATAACTGGGTATGACTTCAGCAAAGAGAACCGAGCCACATACCATGCGACTTGCCTAGCATAGCAAACTTTGTGGGGTCTCCGCTCGCTGTAAAGATCAACGAGCGGCACACCAACAACCTCACTCACGACTTTAGCTACGGCACTTATCTTCGGTAGCTTTGTTATATTTACAGTAGTCACAACTCACCTCTTAGAATGGCATTGAATCGTCAATGGCTTCTGGCTTGGATTCTTCTTTGGCTTCTGGCCGTGTGAGAATGTCGATCTCACCGTTGAAGGCAGAAACGTTCACTTCAAAGACAGTCTTCTCTTGACCGTCCTTCGTATAGGATCGCTTCTCTAGGGTGCCGTCCACATAGACCTTGCTCCCTGCGGCGGCAAAGGCTTCGAGTCTTTCTGCCGTCTTCTCATTCCAGCAAGTGACATCAACCCACATGGTTGACTTCTCTTTGTTGGAATATTTTTGGATAGCGACAGAAAACCTTGCGAATTTTTTGCCGTTAGCCGTGGACTTGATTTCTGGTGCGCGGCCAATGTTGCCGACGAGAATAACTTTAGCGACCATGGTAGTTCTCCTTACTTGGTGATTTCTTTACGACGAGCAGCGAATGTCTGCCGAAGCTTTGCTAGTTCTGCGGCTGATACTTCTGCCGAGTGTTTCTTGATTTCTTCGGCTGCATTATCGAGTGCGGCCTCATCATTGGCGAGGCTGATTGCTGTCTCTAGTGCGACCACAATAGGATTGGTGAACGTGACGTGCTGATCTTCGTCTGGGTCATCGCCGGACTCAAGGCCGAGTGCTTTAAGAAGCGCATACTTCACGGCATAGGACATCGCCTTGCCGGGGCCTTTGTCCTGATCGTCAATGCCATAGCCAAAGGACGGCACATCAATGCAGTCAGATGGATTGTCCACATTGGCGAAGCGGATGACCATCGTGCAGTCAGTCCGGTTGCCAGTCTGTCCATTGGTTAGTTGCACTGGATAGTAGATCACGCCAACTTCTAGTAGGGCAGGGCGAACCTTTGCGGTGACGGCATCATGGCTCACGATGCTGTAGCGCATACCCTGTTTACGTTCTTTCTGTATGTAAGCCACCTTGTGCATGGCGGCTGCGATGCGCTGATGGACGTTAAGCTCACTCATTGTATTCCCCATATTGGTTGTCATATTCTTCGGCGGGTCCATTCTGGATGTCATCAACGATGTCATCATTGTCATTGGCGATGCGCTCGCGCTCATCCTCTTGCTCGCCAAGCTCTAGGTCATGCTGCTCGATAGCCGTTAGGACATCATTGGCACGGCGCAGAAGCACGATGTCTGGGCATCGAAGCATTATAAGCTGGGCTAGTTCTTCCAGCATATTGATTGCTTCATTGGTTTGCAGGAGCTTTGACATGGCTCACTCCTTAGCTGCACGGATCGAGACACGACCACGGCTGTCACGCTTGGCGACAACGCCATGACCATAGGCTTCACCTACATCATCACCTACGGCAGAGCGGAGATCGTCCTTGGCTTGGTCGAAGGCTTTGGCTGCGGCTTGGTTTGCAACGAAACGAGCGGCAGCATCCGTCCAGAGATTGTCCTTAGTCATGTCGGCAACCCGATAGCCGTCCACCTTGATAGCTTCTGCGCTTTTGTTGATGCGGCCTAACTCCCCGAAAGGGGTTTCTTCTGGGGCTTCCTTCTCTTTGACATGCCACCAGAACGAGGACTCCATCTTGATTAGGTTCTCGATATACTCATCGTCGCGCTCGACCTCACAATAGCGAGGCTCATCATTGCCGGGGATGATTGAGAAATAGCAGGACTTGGTATTGGTCACTGCCATGTAGTGCTGGAGCTGCGGCATATAGAAGCGGGACTTCTCCCATACCGATGCGCCAGAGCGAGTGTGCTTTAGCTCTACGAATGTCTTGTACTTCGGTAGCCAGCGGTCGAGGTGGGCATACATCCATTCATGGTCAGGATGCAGTAGCGTATCGGTGAGGATTGTGGCCTCTGTGCCTAGCATCTTGGCGAACCAATCAGCATGGAATGGCTCTGTATAGACGCCAAGCTGGACCTTGAAGACACCGCTCAGGTCTTCTGACTGGCGGTTGCCAACCTTCTCATCATAGAGACGGACCCAATCGCCAGCCATGATTCGCATGGCATCACTGCCACCGATACCCACGCTGCGATCAAAGGGTTGCTCTGTTTGTAGGGCTGCGGCCTGTCCAGCCAGCATCACGCCGAGCATATTACCGAGACTATTCATGGCTTACCTCTCTGTTAGCCGTTGCATTATCAACATATTTGTTGCCCTCAATGGTTGTCAACCAAAAAGTTTGTAGCTAATACAAAAAAATGCGAGGTGAGAAATGAACGCAAGCGACCTGTTAATATCTTTAGGCGGCATCCGCCATTGTGCTGAAGAATGGAACGTCTCGTTCTTTAGTCTAAGGCAAGCGGCCTATCGGAATAAGCTGCCGGTAAAACTGTGGCCGAGGATTCTTGATAGCTGCAAGAAGAAGGGCGTGCCGTGGTCGGCAGAAGATTTGATGTGGCTCTGGATTCGCGGGAAGCAATGAGCTATGCTTCGGTCTGTAGGGTTCCTCTCTCTCCCCTCAGCACCTAGGCCCATCACGTCCCCCGTGGTGGGTCTTTTTTTGAGGTGCCAATGATAACCTTTACCATCCCCGGCGAGATCAAAGGCAAGCAGCGGCCTCGTGTGACACGGACCGGCCATGTCTATACGCCAAGCCAGACTCGACAGGCTGAGGCTGACATTGCCAAGATTGCCAAGGCTGCGATGGGTTACAAGCCACCGATG